AAGCGAAGTGTTTGATTATCTTAATATTGAAATGAGTAGTGAACACGAAGATAATAGATTTATTTATAAAGAAAGAGAGAAATAAATAATGAAAAAAATAATTGATAACAGAACAAAGTTTATTTTAAAAGTAAGAATTAGAGAAGTTAAAAGAAAACTTAATAGTCTTGAAAAAGATATTCAAACTTTAGAAGATACATTAGCAAAAGCAGGAGAGGAGGTTGTTTAAACAATGATGGATATAAAAAAAGTACATTGTGAGGATTGTAAAGAATTGTTATCTAACGACCCTCATAAATGTATACACATAACAGGATACAGAAAAGAAAGAGAGGATTAAATAATGGCAATATTTAAAGTAGTTATAGAAATAGATGAGCCAAATTTAGAAAGTGCAGAAGAACATATACTAAGTCTTTCAGGAAGTGACTTAGTAGATGAGATAGTAGAAGTAAATGACAAGAGATAGATAAGTAGTTTAAACAAGGTGCAGGATATTTCATTGTTTGACCTGCACCTTACCTCTACAAAAAATTATTATTGTCTACACAAATAGACAAGGAGGACACTATAATTAAACAAGGATTGACATAGGAGAACTATGATATATCAAGTAATAAGTGTCAGTATGTTTGGTGGCAGAATGACATGGGAGTTTGACAACGAGCATGATGCAAAGTGCAAGGTAAGAGAACTCAAAGATTATGGCAGTATGTTTATAGTGAAGTTTCAACAGATAGAAACTTCTAAATAATTAATACTAAATAGAAGAGGAGGAAGTAGCTATGGCTAATATATTTGATGACCCCAAATCATTAAAGACTTGGGCAATTAAATTAGCAAATGCTTGTGGTGGTCAAAAGGTGGAGAAGTCTATTATGTTAACAAAGACTAATCCCCAAAGACTCAGAGAATTATTAGATGAGTTTGTTGAAAACCATAATGAGAACACTATTAAAATAGCAAACGAAATTGCAGAACAAGAAAAGAAACCTACTAAGAAAGAAGAGGAGGAATAATGTCAGATTACTATTGGATTCCATTGCTAATTATATTTGCAGTGGTAGCTATCACACTGGCTTCACTTACGATAATTGCTGTGGTTATGTGGATATGGGAGAACAGACCATTTAGATATATAAAGTTAAGCGAAGATGCAGTTGATTTTATAGATGAATTACAAAGAGATATGTATGAGGATGATTTCAATGAGCGATAATAAAGCAATACAATCTAATCCAAATGATAGAATGGAAAATACTTCGCTTCATTTTGAAATAGAGTATATGAAAGAGGAAAAGAAAGAAGCAATGCTTCAGAAATTAAAACGCATCCAGAAAAAAATTGACATAAAGACAAGTAGTTTAAACGAGCTACACAAAGAAAAAAAAAGTGTCATTGTCTTTTGTTACAGTAATGGTATGTCAGCAATATCTATTGCACAAGCATTGAACATGACACGACAGAGGGTATATAAAATACTAGAAGAGAACAAAGAAGAGGAGGAATAATGGATAAGGCAACCAAAACAAAAGCGTGGAAGGAATTAACTAAGCCTTTTTCTAAGAGTGTAATTAAAAAAAGCCCTAAAGGTTTCGGAGATTTTGTACCTCATCACATATACACAAGAAGACTTGTTGATAGTGGACTATTAAAAAGTTTTGATACAGTAGAAGTGATACGAGGAGCTGAAGGACATGTTATATCAGCAAGGTGTACATTAGTTGTAGATTCTCCTGAAGGAGAGAAGACAGTTACTGCATGTGGAGATGTAGAGCCTTCGGCTATCAACATGTTTAAAAATGGTAAGAAGTCTGAAGGCGAACTTATTAAAGATGCTGAGTCAGATGCAATTAAAAGATGTTGTATGCGATTAGGTATTGGACTTCATTTATGGGAGCAAGATATGAGCGAGGAAGAATATAGTGCATCTATATCTGAAGATAATAACCCTAAATCTAAACCTAAAGTTAAGGTAGAGAAAAAACCAGTAAAGAAACCTACTAAGAAAGAACAAGAATCTATGGAAAAGGTTGCTGATGAAATGGTAGCAGAAAAAACTGAGGGCAAGAATGTTAAACAACTGAATAAAGTTATTGCAGGTTTTGGTTTTAGTAAAGATGTAGCCGATACATATAAAGCACAAGCCTTTAAAAAATCTAAATTATCTAAAGATGTTGAGTCATGGACTCACGATGAGATGAGTAAATTCTTAGATTTATTTGAGGAGGCTTCAGAAACAAAAACTAATCCAATAGAAGAAGTGTTTGGAGAAGTGATAGAAAAAGTAATACCTACATGCCCAGAATGTGGAAAGACAGAGTACATAGAAGACAACAGGGAGAAGAAAGATAAAGACCCAGAAAAATTTGGAGCAATTCCAAGTTGGAGCTGTAGTACATATCAAGGTAAAAAAGGTTGTGGATGGGTAGCTTGGGGTGATACAGACTGCCCTACAGAATGGCTTTAGAACAAGCAGGTGGAGGTAGTTTAAACGACCTTATAAAAAAAATTAAAGACAGGTTTCCTGATTATAATTTTGACATAACACCTGAGCCAGATACAAAATGCAAAAGCCCTTATGACTGTAAGGGTTTACGCAACATAACCTATATTGATACAGAGGGTGACATCTATTGTGGTAGAAGATATAAACTGCAAAATGATAACAACTCACACGCATGGTCATACAAGGAATGCCATGCTTTATTACAAAAGAAAAGACAAGGAGGAATACAAGATGAAATACCATTCTAAAGAAACAGATTATGGTTTCAATGGATTGATTAATATATTTAATCAGAAAGAAATAGACATGAATGGTTGGGTGTTTGAACAACTAAACAAAGAACGAGGTGGTATAAAGTTTATGTTGCCTAATGCAGAAGGTGAAATCTATTTAAAGTGGGATGACTTATATTATATTGATATTACATTTATAACTACAAAGCAAAAATATAATCAAGCAGTTTCATTGGGTGATTTAAAAGATATGATTACTTTATTAGAAGACCAAAGACAAAGAACTGTAGCAAACATAAGAGATATGTTAAAAGAAAAGTTTGGTAGTAATAAAGAACGAACAGATGGTTTACCTTTCTAATGGGTAGTACATACAAAGACTCATACAAGGATAGAAACTCAGGTGAAGATATGGCTGACCTTGCTATGCAGGAGTATCTTAAAGACAATGGTTGTGTAGAGTATCAAGACTATTTAAGAATAGGAACTGACCCTAAAGAAAATAAGTTAGACCTATTTTGGTACGCAACAAAGATACTTTTAGTGCCTGACTACATACTTGTGCGTAAAGGTTTTATATTTTTTATTGAAGTCAAAGGAACTAACAAATTAAAAGCTGAAGACTATTACAAAATACAAGAGATGGCTTTCAAAGGTTCTAAATATAAAGAGGTAAAGGTAGGAATTATGTACTTTGCCCACAAGGATGCCGAACCTGTGTGGATAGACCACAACAAATTGTATGATTATTGGATAGACCCACGCATACCTATGAAGTATTATCCAGAGTTAGACTTTCAAGGTAACAAAAAAGCATACAAAGAAATACCTGTATAAGCCTATAAACACTGAGGATTTACACCTCTGAGGATTGATTCTAAGCCAATAGTTTTTTATTGTGGCACTATGTCCTACAGAATTTTAAGATTATCCCAACCTTTTTTGTTTATTGTAAAGGTAAGCACACCTGGATGACTCCACATACCAGTTCTTGTAGTAAAGTCCAATGACTTATCTAAACTAGGAGATTGAAACCAAGTTCTATCACCTTGTTGCTTGGCTCTAAAGTGATGGTAATGACCGCTGATTAAAACTTTTACCTCATTCATGGGCAAGAACCCATACATCTGACCCTTCCACCAGTTCTCTATTTTATTTTCTGGATTACCAGAACCAGAAGTCATGTGACCATGTGTCCAACCACAAGTAATACCTTTGATGTCCATGACTTGATGAAAACCATCAGGTACTTTTACTGATACTTTCTTATATCTGTCAGGATTAGCTTTCATTATCTCTTCACATATCTGTATGTGCATAGTGTCTGTGTTGTCTAATCTATTAGTAACAACTTGACCTTTCTGTGAACGAGAAGCCTCTCCATGATTACCAGGAACTCCTGCCAAAGTTAACTTATCAGCATGAGGTAGGAATGTTTCTATGGTTTTCATTATCATAGACCTAGCTAACGCATACTGTTCTATCATTGTGAGTTCAATATTAAATGGTTGGCTATCATAGAATCCATAACAGTTTTCTGTAAGGTCACCTAGACCTACCATGTATATCTCATCTATCATTACACCTGACTTACGCAGTTCTTTTATTCTGTTTACTGAATCTTGTAGTGCTATGTCATATCTTTTGATAGTGTTCTCAACACCATAATCTTTTTTTCCAAGCTGCCAGTCTGCCATAAAAAACAAAAAAGCAGTGTCACCTCCATGTGTTTTAGGTTTTAATGTTGGTTTTCTACCTGCTTGTTTAAACAATGCTTGAAAGTATTTATCTTGTCCAGGTCTTTTCTTTTTTACAAGTCCTTTAAATGCAAAAAATGTTTCTGTTCTTCCACCTTTTAATTGAACTTGCCATGAAGATGACCTTACTGTACCTTCAATCTCATATAGTTTTGGGTCATATCCCCATTGCCTGAGTATCTCATCAAACTTGTTATTGTAATTTGGGTCTGTTCCGACATGTGTGATTTCACCTTGACCAGTGTGGTCATTGATGTCTACGCCAGGTTTCCATCCAGATTTGTAGAAGTTGTTACCCCATTCTTCTGGTACTTTAGGCATGATACCTCCTTTGCCCTGTCAATATCATTATACAGGACTAAGAAGACAATATTTCTATTTAGATATTTGTTTTTTAGCGTATGTCTTGACAACTGCTAATGCAGCACCACCACCTGCAAGTGCAGCTAACTGTATTACTTCAGCATCTACACCTACTAAAGGTGCAACTGTTAAAGCACCAATGAACGCTTCAATGAAGGTCCAGGCAGTTCTTTCAAGCATATCTTTGAGGTCTTCACTCATCTTATAACTCCATGCTTCGTTCCAAGGGGTCCACGCTACATCCTTCTTGAATGTACCATCTTGGTTTCTTGCTCTTTTTAGTTTCTCAAACATTATACAATGTCCTTTCCATCAAGTTTAGCAGAGAGAACTTGAATCTCTCCACTTATCTCTTGTAGTTTCTCATAAACACTGTCTGGTTTAATAAAATCTGGACTAGCAGCATTACTTAATTCCTTACCATCTAAGTCTATCTTGCTGTATTCTATGGTAACTTTCTTACCTTGTAGTAATTGATTTGCTACCTTCGCATACATTTTCTTGTACGCTACTGCTGAACTTCCGACCATACCATTAAAGTTTATATCTAAATCTTGTTGTGTTTCTCCTACAATTAGGCAACCTGATGTATGTTCATCTGTATTACCTGTGTGTATAAGGATATATGTGAATCCTGGTACATCTTGTATGTGTAACATACCATAGTGTGCGTTCTTATATCTTTCAGTGTACCTAGCGTGGAATCCACCTGTCTTTCTAAACTTAATATCATATGTACCTTCAGGTATGCAGGTTTCGTGCATTACCTTTACTGCTTGGTACTGGTCCTCTAATGTATAACATTCAAACACACCATCAATAAATAACAAACCATTAGTTGCATCTTTACCGAACTGTGTTCTTACTACTTGTAGTTTCATTGTATCTCCTTATCTTTTTGGGTACTTGCAGTTACAAATTGTAACATGAGTACCTTTGTCATTCTTATATGACCTGCATTGGTTATCTACTTGCTGTTTTTTTAATATCATCTTTACCTTTTCTAAATCCTATAGTTAATAACCATACACCTAGGGTAATTATAGTAGCCAAACCTGTAATCTGTTGAGCTGAACCAGTAAGAGTAAGAGTAGCAATAACTAAACCTACTAAGGTCCAACTAAGATTTAAAGTTTCTTTAATTATCTCTATAAACCAAGACCATATTCTTTTAAGCATTATGATTTCCTCATTATAAACGCAGCCATACTAGCTATTCTAGTCAAAATAACTGGCACTACAACTTCTTGGGCTTTTTCCTTTTGGTCTGAAGTCATATCATCACCAATGTTTGCAATACTTATTTCTTGTATGTTATCAAAGTCCACAAAAGTTTCTATTGGATTCTCTAAAAACTCCTCATACTGTATTTCTGTAACAACATCAGCAAGGGTGTAGTTCTCTACATCTTTATTTTCTACAGCTCTTTCAACATATTCCTCTACTGCTTCAGCTACTATCTCATCATCTTTAACAGCTTCAGCAATAATCTCAACATCTTCTGCTTCTACTTGTAGTACTTCAGCAACAACTTCTACCTGTTCCTCAGTGAGTTCTTCTATCTCTTCAATAGCTTCTTCAACTACAGCCTGGACTATCTCTTGTACTTCCTCTGTTGCTTCAGATAAATTCTGTACACCAATGTCATTAACTTCTTCTAATACTTCAACTACTTCTTCAGTAGTAACTTCTTCTATAACAATATCTTCAATGACTTCTTCTACTTCTGCAACCTCTTCTTCAACCATCTCTTCAGAAAGAACTTCTTCTCCATCTTCTGTATTGAATATATCAAGTACTTTGAGTACAGTTTCTTCAATAGGTTCTTCATCTTCCAATATCTCAATGACATCATCAAATACTTCTTCTTCAATCTCTTCTTCAATAAGTTCATCTTGTACTTCCTTTAAATCTTCTAAGACATCTTCTTCTTTAGGTGGAAATAAATCATTAGATATAAATATATCTATTAAATCTATATCTTCTTCAATTATAATTATTTCTTCTTCAAACTCATCAAGTTCTTCAATGTATTCTTCAATTTCAAGATAGGTTTCAATAAATTCTTCAGCTTCTTCTTCAGTTTCAAATTTATATATTTCCAATTCCTCTGTAAGTTCAAGGGCTTTAGCATCAATCTCCATTTGCTTTTCAAGTTCAAGTATTTCTTCTTCAGTAAGCTCAATAAACTCTTCATCTTCATATTCATCTGCCACAATGAGTACCATATCATCATCTTCAAAAAACTCTTCTCCGATTTCTCCTTTTTCAATATCATATAGTTCTAAATCTCCTCGTTCTATTTGTTCATCTGTAAGTGCAACTCCATATAGTTCTTCGTTCTTAGCTCTCTCCTGGTCTCGTTCAATAGTACCATCATTCTGTTCTTTCTCAGTATAAGTAACTTCTTCATCACCAATAATTAAAGTTACATTAGTACGAGCTTCTCTTTCAGCTCTTTCTTCATCAGTTTCAGCGTATCCAGTTTCAGCCATATTATCTTCAACTTCAACAGCTTCTTGAATTTCCATTTGAATAATAACTTCTTGTTCTTCTCTATCTTCTCTTTCTTCATCTGTTTCAGATATACCATAAGAAGCAAAGTTAGCCTGGCGTTCTATATCTAAAGGATTTAAAGTTGTTGTAGTGGTAGTAGTATCATACTTAATTGATATATCATCTACTAATGACCAATCATTAATAGTAATAACAAAACTATCTATAAATTTATTAGCTGTTTCTTTAACAGAGTAAACTATATCTTCATACATAGTCGTACTGTTTAAACCACTTTGTGCATCTATTGTATTTGTTTGTGTAGTTTCATCATTGTGTGTGTACTCAACACTACCTTGATTATTAACAGCACCTATAGTGAAACCTACTTCATAGACATCATGTTCTGTAGGTAATGTAAATTCATAATCATTAGATGAACCACCATGTTTCATATACTCTAGTTCTATATGATGACCATCCATACCATAAGAACCTGACCAAGTATTGTCTATCTTTACTAAGTTATTGTTTTCAGTTGGAGGTACTACAATATCAGTAGTTTGTTCTCCATCATTAAAGGTTTCTACTTCTTCTACTTCTTCTGCGTATACAGGTAAAGGATATATTAAAGCTAATACTAATACCAACCTAGCGAATTTATTGAACACCTTCTATCTCTTGCCACCGAAGTACTCCACCGCATGACCATTGTCTACCATCAGTTGATTTATATTTTTTCCATTAATAAAAAATTCCCCAAGTATTCTTCCGAACTTACCCTTACCATGTGATTGTAATTCTATTGGGTCCACTGCATCATAGAACTCTTTATACAACCATTCTTTTGCAGCCAACCCTCGTTCTTTCTCCTCTTTATCTCTTGTTCGTGATTCAGGAGCATTGATACCCATAAGTCGTACACGACATTTATGCCACACATCAAAACCCAAATCAATTCTGACATCTACTGTATCTCCATCTACTACTCTAAGTATTTCTACAGCGTAGTAGTATTTCATCTACCACCACAGTTGCAACTACCGCAGCAATCCATTATCCGCCTATCTTCCATATAATTTCTGTTATCTCTCCAGATATACCACTCACTATTGTTATTACTTCAGCTAATCTATCATTAGCATTTACAACTTCAGCTTTTAATACTGCAACTTCATTAGTTAATTGTTGTACAGTTCTAAATAACCAAGCTACTAAGGCAGCTAAACCACCTTGTATAATCTGACTAGGGTTTACTTTCATTTCCATAAGTTACATTATAGTATTTAAGAACGCTGCTGTGCTACTTATTGCAACTAACCAACCAACAATTTCTCCTCTTGAAGGACTCTTGTTTATTTTTTCGTGTAAGTAATCTATTCTTTTATGCAATTCTTGTACCTCTACTCTAATAAAATGGAGCATTTCTTTGTTGGTGTAACCATTATTGGATGTCATCTGTAGATTGCCAATCCCAATCTTCTGTTAAATAGTTATCAGGTAACTTAACTTCAGCTAATTCTTTTAGCTTATTAAAAAATATACGAGCATAATACCCTAATAAAAATCCTATTAAATAATCCATGATGAGACATTATAACATAAATATAATGATTATTTTTTATGAAATTTATTTCTCCAATATCTTTTTTCCATTTTGCCATGTAATAATAATTCACTGGAAAGGAATCTTTTTTTAATATCTTTAGGAGCTTCATCTATATGACTAACTTCTGTAGTATAATCTTCTCTTTTAAAAGGAACTTGTACTGCTAAAGGTTCTCCTTGTTTAATTTTAAAATCTTTTAATGTTTTAATCATTACATGAATATTCATTTCATGTACTACATCTGCTTTAAATGTTCCATGAGTAGTATCCCAATTCTCATTACTTGAATAAGGTATTCCATATTGTCTAATGCTATAACCAGGAGGAGTAATAATATAATAAGGCATATTTAATTTAAAAATAATTTTGTAATCGTGGTCTTTATAAAGATGTAGAAATTGTTCATTTAAATGGTCATCTACTTCATCATATCTACCTTCTAAAAGTCTTTGACCTGTTTTCCAATTAAAAGTTTCATTCTCTTTATCGTATGTAAATTCATAATCTTGTGGTGCTAATACAACAAATCCTTCTGAATACATATCAATAAATGCAGGGCATGTTTTAACTGTTCTGTAGTCATATTGATTTGCACTTGGTATATTTTGAAACCATTTAGGCACATATTCTGTTATAGGTTTAGGATGAATTTCTTCACAAGCTATCCAATTTTCGTTTCTACTTATGTAATTTATTTTTTGCATATCAAATTAATATTAAAAGCTGTTCTTGTATTATATTCTATTGGAACACTAGAGCTATGAAGAGTTAATCCATCAAATAATATTGCTTGATTTTTCTTAGGTGTATTTTTTATATTTATTGTAAGTTCACCTGACTTAGTATTGTTATCTTCATTAAATATAATTGTTTCCCCATCACTATCTTGTGTATAAAATAATAATGTTTTATGTTCAAAATCATAATCTACATGTGGATAATGTGAACCTTCCTTACCATTAGGTATAAACATACCAAGTCTAATTCTAAATACTTGTTCAACATCTATATCAAATGCAGGACCTATAAGTTTTAATAAAGGTTTAGTTAACATAAATAAATTAGATTGTGCTTCTTGTGAATAAACATTATGATAAAAACCTATTTGATTGTCTAAAAAATTAACACCTTCAGCATTATATTTATTTTCTTTTCCACTTATATTATTTAATAAATACCAATCAAAAGTTGATGATTCTATATATTCATTAATAGTATCTAAATAATAATCAGGTAAAAAATTATCTTTAATTATTGGTTGCATTACTCCACCTTTATGTTTATTAACTAGGTTCTACCCAATCTTCTGTTTCTTCATCCCATTGATAATCAATAGTATCACTTACTGGTTTATCTTTAGGAGCTTTCCAATTACATTTTGTATCATCTAATACCCAGCTTGGAAAAGGTTTAGTTGGTACAAATACATCATTAGTTGAATCGTATGTATATCCTGCACCAGGATATTGTCCTCTAAATGCTTTTTCATCATTAGTTTCTAAAACATCAGCAACAGTTTGGTCATCAACTCTATTCCAATATTTTCCATTTTCTGTATTGTAGCTACATTGTTTCCAATTAGTATCATTACCATAAAGACCTTTTAGAAAATCTACTCCTAAACTTTCTTGTTCATCTCCATTGCCATCAGTAATAGTTTCATTATTAACAACAAGTACTCTTAAAACAATGTCATTGTCATCTAATTCTGCGAAGTGTGCCATTATGAAAGTACCAAAGTTCCACTTGTTTTAAAAATATATGTATCCATTTCAGCAAATTCAAGAGCATCACTACGAGCTGTTCCAGGTGAACCTGAAGTAGATACTGAAAATCCATGATTAGTAGGGATTCTTATAATTACAGAACCTGCACCGCCATTACCTGCTGAAGGAGTAGTACCACCTTGATGTCCTGCTGCAGCTCCTCCACCTCCGCCTAAATAAGCAGTACCTGCTTGTCCATTACAATCACTATTAGCTGTAGATTGTCCAGTAGCACCTTTAGCACCTGAACCGCCACCACCATGACCACCTGTAGACCAATCGTTTCCTGAAGACCAACTATGTGAAACAGAACCACCGCCACCTCCACCAAAACAAGCAGCATTGTCTGCCATAGCACCCATTTTTCTATCTTGAATTTCTGCACCTGTTATAGATAAACCATTACCTCCAAAACCATTTGGTGCTGAACCTGCCCATATACCATTAGAACCTGGACCTGAAGCTCCACCTCCTCCACCTGCATAAGTTCCACCAGGAAAACCTTGTCCTGTAGCACCTGAACCTCCTGCTTGGTTTCCTGAATAAACAGCTCCACCGCCACCTGAACCGCCATTATTTGATGATGCAGTATTGCTTTCTCCTGTTCCTTTTCCTCCACCAGTTGCAGTAATTGTTCCTTGTGTTGGAGTTGCTATAGAACTATCAGTACCATTTGCATTTGAATTAGCAGTAGTAGAAGCTGCACCTCCACCACCTACTGTTACAGTATAAGTTCCTGCTTCTAATGGAATAAGTTTATCTACTACTTGGTTAAAATCATCTCCAGCTCTATTTGGTTGCATATTTGTGCGGACTCCTCCGCCTCCACCGCCACCGCCACCAAGCCAGCCAGCCCAGCCACCTGAACCGCCACCAGCGACAATTACATAGTATAAATAATTTCCATGTTTACTTGAATTTAAACGCATTGCATTTAAATCTTCTATTGAGAAGATACCTTTATTAGCTACATTTTGATTTTGAACTGGTCCTTGACCAATAAATCCTGACATATTTTTTACTCCTATGTAATCTTTAAGTATGAGATAGTAACTTCCAAGTCAGATGCTGCACTAGCCCATATATTTATTTTATCTCCAGCTTCTAATACAAGTTTTCCTGTTATAGGATTAATTGCACTATCTGCAGGTACACTTATAGTGTGAGCTAAAGCTGCAGTAACATCAGATGATTCATCATCTACCATGTCCATATACAAATCTGCTGCATTAGTACCATCAACATTTGCTACTTGGCAATGAATGATAACTAATGTTTCACCACTTCCTGCAGTAAGCAAGTTTGTATCAGCACTGTTAGTTACTAAGGCTGCTTTGCTATGAAAAGTTTCTGCCATTATTATTCTCCATTAATTAATTTCGTCTCCTAATACTATAGCACGAGAAGTTGTAGCTGTCACAGTTGTAACAACAAGTCCTTCAAATACTAATCTTCTAGCTATTGATATTCCTGCACTAGATTCGTTAAGACTTAAATCTAAATCTTCATCTAGCTTGGTATTACCAGTAGCTTCCAATACAAGTTTACCACCTTCTTTTAGCATTATGAGCATACTCATATTATCCTCCTAATGCTATTACTAATCCAATACTAGCTTTACCATTTATCTGTGTTTGGACATTAGATGTTACAGTATTTAAGTATTGAAACTCTGTACTTGTTACAGAACCATCTGCAATTTTTGTTGCATCTATTGCTGCTGATGCTTTAACATTTGCATTTTCTATATTGGTAATGTTATTACCTGTTGCATCTGCATCAATAGTTTTATTAGTAAAAGTTGTAGTTGATGAAGCAGTAACACCTGCATCAATTCTATCGTGCAAATCCTCAAACATTTCTTTTACAACAGCCATACGAACTACAGTTCCATCTGCATGTGTAGGGTCAGAACTATGTCTACCTTCTTTATCTCTTACTATTGTGCTAAGTGTTGTACCTGATGCGGCAGTTACTTCAATAACTTCTCTTGTAGAAGCATTATCAGGGTCAACTACTAAATAATATGGAACAGAAATATTAGATGTTCCATTAGAAGTTGGTGCTGCTGTTAATGTACCTGATGTTGCACCTGATGCTAATACACCATTTAATGTACTTTCATAAAAGTTTGCAAATTTAACTTCTTGTGCTGTCATTTAAGCTCCAAATCTCATTAATCCTAATGCGTTTATACCAAACACTTCTGTAGATGTCACATCAGTAACAACATTCTGCCTAGTACCACGCACAGTAATTATAGCATATTGTACTACACTTCCTACTTCTGTATTGGATTGTACAGGGTAACTTATTCTTTCTACAACACCTCTAATTACTTCATTAGGGTCATAGATTTCTAAAGTTACAGCATCACCTTCTTTATCTCTTAAAGTATTATATAAAGCATCTCCTAATCCCTTAACCTTAATAGGTTTTCTTCCTGGTCTATGTACTCTGTCTGATATGTTTATAGGTATTTGAGCTACTACTGTTTCAGGTCTAGGTAATGCTCTAAATTGAACTGATTTAACTTTAGGAGTATTAGATGTATTAGTAGTTGAAAGAGTTATTTTACCAATAAGGTATCTTGAAACTTCTTCTATCTGAACTTCGTTGTCACCTGTTCCTCCTGTTTGTGTTAGAGCTGTAACATAAGAACTATCTGAAGAATTATTAAGAGCTTCAAACTTTGTTGAATAAGATACTGATACTTCTGTGTTAGCAGATAAAGATTCTGTGGATAATTCTACACCTACCCATTGTTTAGATTCTGCTGTATAAAAATCTGCAGCAGGTAATACTAAATAACCTGATGCTTCATATACAGATGATTGAGTATATACACCACTTTCACTTACAGTAAAAGTAAATTTTTCGTTTACTTGGCATATTCCATAAATATTACCACCTGCATTTGCTTCCCAATATCTAGCTATACCACCAGTTGGTAAATAATATCTCCATATATAACTTGTACTAGCTGATTCTTTTATTCCACAATAAACAGAATCTCTTGTTGTATATAAAGCATAAGGTGCATTATCAATAGAATCTTCATCCCATTGTTTTATTAATTGATTATTAGCTAATACATATAAGTCATCAGCTACAGTTAAATCTGCACGATATAATCTTCCAATAGTTGTACTGCCTGTTTGAGCAGTTTTAGTTCCATAAAAAATTATACCCTGTGATTCAACTATACAAGTTGGAGATTCACCTGTAATTTCTGTTTGACCTTTAGAAGTTAATGTACCACTTATATCTTTAAAAGAATATATTTTACCATCAGAAGCTGTTGCTAATACTACAGCACCTGCATCACATACATCTGTAAATGTTTCTCCTGTTCCTAATGTAATAATCGCAGAACCTACAGTTGTGTTTCCATCATAAGCATGTATTGCATTACCTATAGATACTAAAAATTGACCTTTAACTGACCATATTTTATCATAAACTGCAGCCGACATTTTTTGAGTTGAAGAACCACCATCAGGAAATAATTCTATTTCACCTGCAGAACCATTATTAGCGGTTATATATAAATCTGTTCCACTTGATGCTAATCCTTTTATCTCATAACCTGCTGATAAATTTGTAGATTGTGTACTCCAGGAAGTACCTCCATCAGTAGATACATACAAAGTTTCATCATTAGAAACATATATTTTTGTTCCAACTTTAGCTATACAATTATCATTATCAGTTGAATCTAAAGACCTATTATTAATTGTTGTATTTAATAAACTTATAGAATAAGAAGCTCCTAAATCATTATTAAAAACATCTACTCCTTTACTATCCCAAAATCTTGTAGTATCTTTTGCAGAGCCATCAGCTCTATGTGCTGTATCTAAATTAGAACCACCGCTAAAAT